GAACAGTGCAGCCGGCAGCTTGACAGGCGGCCTAACCGCAGCAGCAGGTGGACTAACAGGTGGACTAGCAGGTGGACTAACAGCAGCAGCAGGTGGACTAACAGCAGCAGCAGGTGGACTAACAGGTGGACTAGCAGGTGGACTAACAGCAGCAGCAGGTGGACTAACAGGAAGCCTAACCGCTGCAGCAGGTGGATTAACAGGTGGGTTAACAGCAGCAGCCGGCAATTTAACAGGTGGATTAGCCGCGGCAGCAGGTGGACTACTAAAAGGCAATCCAGCTGATTTGTTAAAGGGTAAATTAGACGGTATTAAGGTACCTGAAATTACAGGGTTAGCTGGGGCACTTGATGCTGCTAAAGGTATATCAGGTTCTGCGTTTGGAGCAATAACAAACTCATTTAAAGCATTCACTCCGGGTATCCCTCAAAACTTAACATCAATTGCTAAAAAGAATACTGAGTTGTCGGCAGCAGCAGACGCAGCAAGTGCCGCTGCAGGCGGATTGACTGGCGGACTAAAAGCAGCAGCAGGCGGACTAGCAGGCGGACTAACGGGTGGACTAACCGCAGCAGCAGGTGGATTAACAGGTGGACTAACAGCCGCCGCCGGCAATTTAACAGGCGGGTTAACAGCAGCAGCCGGAAATTTAACAGGTGGATTAACCGCGGCAGCAGGTGGACTAACTTCTGGCCTTAATAGTATTGCAAGCATGGGTGGCGGAACAGGACTAACAGCAGCCGCAGGCACTGCTTTGGGTGGACTAACAGCAGTATCAGGAGGTGCGGCATCACTTGCTAGTGGAGTAAGTGCTTTAGCCGGCGGGCAATCTGCTATAGCCTCGGTAACTAGTTTTGCGTCCGGCACTGTAAGTGGAGTCACTGGTACATTATCTAACGTTAGCACACTAGCAAGTACATTATCTACTAGCGCATTAAATCAAGTTAGCACTGCTACAGCTTCATTAGGAGGAGCAGCAGCATTGCTAACTGGTGGTTCCTTAACAGGAGCAGCAAATAACCTATTAGGCGGCGCGGCCAGCAGCTTAACAGGAGCAGCAAGTAAACTTTTAGGAGGCGCCGCAGGCGCAGCAGCTAGTGCTTTAGGTAAACTAGGAGGCGCCGCAGGCGCATTAGATGCCTTAAAAAACGGAGTTGGCGGATTAACTGATATGGCAAAAGGTCTGGCCGCTGGCAAATTGGGATTATCTTCTTTAGCCTCAATGGGATTGTCAGGTAGCGCATCAGCCGCATTAGCAGCAAGTATGAATGCTCTTAGTACATCAAGTCCTTTCCCAATCAAAATGCCACAAGTTGCAATTGGCACAGTTGATAGAAGTGAGTTAGTAGCAGCAGCTACAAAAGCACTAGGTAATCCTATAATCCCGGCACCAAATTATGCTGCCCCTAGCAGTGAGGAACTAAAAGCCCAACTAACCCGACTAGAAAATGTACAAAAGTTACGAGAAGATTATTCCGCGGCGGTGGAAAAATTTAATGCTGCTTTTGCGATAAGACATCCAGAAGCTAAGGCTAAGGCGGCTGAGTATAGAGAAGCCAAAGCTAACTTACCTGAGGGTGATCCGGAACGTGAAGCAATATATGCCCGTAACAAACCTATTGTTAATAGTTTTGTTATATGGGAAAAAGACGAACGTGCCAAACTTGAGGCAATGAGAAAAGCATGGTTAGATGCCCCTACACGATAATCAAACATAAATATAATATAGGATAAATTATGCCAGCGTACATTGGATTCAGCACACTAAACGCAAATAAACCAAAATCTACTAACCTACCTGCGTCTCCGCAGGGAGGAGTTGGATCAACAATTGGACCAGTTAATGTTGGTAATAAATTTGCTTTATATGATACCCCATTGGTTATACAAGACTTTATCAACGCATTAAATATTCAACAGGGGCAAAAAGTAGGTAATCCTGGCTATGGAACAACACTTTGGAGTTTCGTATTTGAACCAAACACTTTGGATACTCAGTTTCAATTAGAAAACGAAATTCGTAGAGTAGCAAATCAAGACCCTAGAATGGTAGTAAATTCAGTGAATGCTTATCCACAAGAAAACGGCATATTACTGGAAGTTGAAATGGCTATCAGCCCGTTTAATCAAGCACAAATGTTAAGCGTGTTCTTCAATAACGCTACTAATAGCGCAGTTTTACAATAAAGCTAAAAAACCCAAGTTCTCAGGTATGATAAATACTTAAAAGAGAATAACTATGGCTACAAGTTCAAGACAATCAGCATTATTTGGGGTAAATGACTGGAAGGCCATTTACCAAACTTTCCGTGAGGCAGATTTTAGAAGCTATGATTATGAAACTCTACGCAAAAGTTTCATAGATTATTTGCGTCAATACTATCCTGAAACATTCAATGACTATATTGAATCCTCAGAATTTATCGCTCTACTTGACGTTATGGCGTTTATGGGACAAGGTCTTGCTTTTCGCAACGACTTAAACACCCGCGAAAACTTCATTGACACTGCTGAACGTAGAGACAGTGTTATCAAATTAGCTAACTTGGTAAGCTATACCCCTAAGCGTAACTTAGAATCACAGGGTTATTTAAAAGTAACTAGCATTCAAACTACACAAAACATTTCAGATTTGAATGGATTCAATCTAAGCAATACTCCGGTATTATGGAATGATCCAGCTAACCCATCTTGGTTAGAACAGTTTAACACAATTATTAATGCGGCATTAATCAATACGCAACGTGTTGGGTTACCGGGAAATTCAGCACAAATTCTTGGTGTAAAAACTGACGAATATACTTTACAAATTCCGGCCGGCAGCTTGCCAGTCATACCATTTAATTCTATTGTTAGTGGATTAAACATGAATTTTGAATTATGTAGCGTAACTACAGTTGGTGAAAATTATGTTTATGAAATACCACCTGCGCCTACTAACAGATTTAATATGCTATATCGTAATGATAAACTAGGATATGGTAGTCCAAACACAGGATTCTTCTTTTACTTCAAACAAGGTTCATTGACTAACTTTGATTTTACATTACAACAACAAATAGCTAACCAAGCAATTGATATTGATATTCAAGGTATTAATAATTCTGATACATGGTTATATGAAATAAGCAGAACAAACGGTGCGTTTGGGCCATGGGCAAAAGTAGATAATATATATGCGGATGCATATCTTCAAACTGAAAATAGTGTTAAGAAAATCTTTTCAGTTAACAGTAGATTTAACGATCAAGTAACTTATATATTTGGTGATGGTGTGTTTAGTGAGATACCAGTTGGTAATTTTAGAGCATATGTTCGTGCTGGCAATGCGTTAACCTATACTATACAGCCTACTGAAATGCAAGGGTTATCAATATCATTTAATTATGTAAGCAGAATTGGTCGCCAAGAAACATTAACGTTTGGTTTATCTTTACAAGTTCCAGTATCAAATGCTCAAGTAAGAGAATCACTTGCTGACATTAAACAACGTGCGCCAAGTCGTTACTATACACAAAATCGCATGGTTAATGGAGAAGATTATAATAACTTCCCATACACCTTGTATAGTTCAATTATTAAATCAAAGGCTATTAATCGTAGCAGTGTTGGTGTAAGTAAGAATTTAGATTTGCTTGACCCAACTGGTAAGTATAGTAGCAGTAACAGTTATGCCAATGACGGTGGAGTTTGGTTAAATGATACTGAAGGATATGCTACACTTACAATAAACAGTTTAAGTGATATCACAACGTTTTTAAATAGCACTTTGGCTTCTATTTTAGAAGATAACAGGTCTTTACAATATTATATTCAAAATTATCCTAGATATGCTATTGGCCCAACAATTACTGAACAGGGTACAGCAGTAGCTGATCCAAATGAATCAGAAGTATATTGGCAAACAAGTACAGTTGATGCTAATAGTTCTACTGGATATTTTTATGATATTCTTAATTTAGCAGATACCCCAATTCCAGTTGGTACTTATTCAACGTATAATACAAAATATATAACAAAAGGTGCTTTATTAAAATTCATAGCACCATCGGGTTATTATTTTGATACTAACAATAGATTAGTAAGTGGCGTTGCTACAGCATCCACTAAATCATACATGTGGACTACTGTATTAAATGTAATTGGTGATGGATATAATAATGGATTAGGACAATTTGCAAACGGCACCGGCCCAATAACAGTTAACGGCTATGTACCATCTGCTGCTCAGTTAATAGTTGTAATACCATCATTTGATAACTCATTGCCAAATGCTGTTATTAATGAAGCTACAGTTAGGTTAGATTTACAACAAAACTTCTCATTAGTTTTTAATAACTCATTAACTATTGCACAGCAACGCTGGAGTGTACAAGCATATAATAACTCTGCTTATTTTGTTAATTTTGAAAGTGTAGGGTACAACAGATACACCGTAACATATAAATCATTGGCATATTATTTTGGTAGTGTAGCAGATACTAGATTTACATATGAAGCAGGTAAACTAGTATATGATCCGTTCTCAGGAATAATTTTACAAGACTTTGTAAATGTTTTAGCTACTAATACGCAACCAGGTTCAAATTATCCATTAACCCAGCCGGTGAAGGCAAGTATAATTGGTCAAACTATTGAAACTGATGGATACGTAAATGATTTTGAAGTTGAAATTGCCAGTATAGATGTTAATAACAGAACAGTAATAGAAAATCCAGACTTCTTTAATGAGGTTACAGGATATGTGACCGGTAATACTAATATTGGTATATACACTTTCTTTGAACAGATACAAGATGCGGTTAATTTAACCAGAGAAGAATTAATAGCATCATCCACTGTGATATATCAATATGCGACTGCTAACCAAATTGAGATTGTAAAATATGAATACCCTGAAGGACAATTGTTTTACGCATACAATGAGACAGATGCTGCTGGACTACATAATGTATTTTACATTACAGTACAAGATCCAACAATAACCACTCCATATTATACTTTGGTTCTTCAACCACAATATAGTATGAGACCCGGACGTCAAGGATTACAATTCCAATATCGTCATAATAGTAATAACACTACACGTATTGATCCTGCTACAACAAACATAATTGATTTGTATGTGGTTACTCAAGCATACTATACGGCTTATCAAAACTGGATACAAGATACTACCAATACTGTTCCTATGCCATCACGTCCAACTATTAGTGATTTAACAACTGAATATAGTCAACTACAAGATTTTAAAATGTTAAGTGATAGCGTAATTGTTAATAGTGTAGTATTCAAACCATTGTTTGGTCCTAAGGCAGCAGCAGCATTACGCGGTACAATTAAAGTTATTAAAAATTCTAATACCAATGCTAGTGATAGTGAGATTCGTAGTGCTGTACTAACTCAGATGGATAATTATTTTAGCATTAATAATTGGAATTTTGGTGATACGTTCTATTTCAGTGAATTGAGTGCGTATATACATAATCAAATTGGTGAATACGTTAGTTCTTGCGTATTAGTACCAAACGACCCGACACTACATTTTGGAGATTTGTATGAAATCAAATGTATGCCTTACGAAATATTCGCTAACGCAGCAACCTCTAATGATGTAATTGTTATTGCGGCATTAACACCCGCCGAATTACAGATAGCATAAGTAATATATAACATAAAGATTTTCAAAGATGGCAACAAGAATTAGAACATTAAATTTTCTTCCAGATATATTTAAAACCGAAACCAATGCTCAGTTTTTAGCAGCAACACTAGACCAACTAGTTGCTCAACCTAATACTAAAAAGATTGAGGGTTATGTAGGGAGTAAATTTGGATATGGAGTTAATGCCAAAGACTATTATGTTACTGAACCAACTAAAACTAGAACAGATTACCAATTAGATCCGGGTGTTGTTTTCTTAAAAGAAAATGAATCTGTTGCTAAAGATTTTATTAGTTATCCTGGGATAGTTGATGCTTTGACCACTCAAGGTGGTATAACTGCTGATAACAATAGATTATTCAACAGTCAATTTTATTCATGGGATTCGTTTACTAACTTAGATCCAATAATCAATTTTAATCAATACTATTGGATACCAGAAGGTCCGGAACGTGTAGTAGTAGCAGCTAATGTTATCTATAACACTTCAAATTATATTATACAAGATGAATCAACTTATTATTTGATATCATCAGAAACCAATCCAACCCCGTCGATTAATCCGTCACTAACATTATTGCGTGGTGGCACATATACATTTACTGTAAATCAACCTACTCAATTTTGGATACAGGGTGAGCCAGGCATAACTGGTTTTAGTAGTACACAACACAATGTACAAACTAGAGATGTTTACGGAGTTGAAAACAATGGAGCATCACAGGGTGTTGTAACATTTACCGTACCTGAAAAGAACGCATTATCTGATATTAACTTCCCGGGAAACAACACCGTTGATGTTGTGTCTACATTGGCATTTGATGAAGTTAATGGGGCTTTTGTAAATGATATTGGTGGTATAGATGGTGTAACTGCGTTAAACGGGTTAACGGTGATGTTTTACAATACCGGAGTGCCAAACGAATCTGGATTTGTACATAAATTTTTTAGTCAAACTGAATACGATACCAATGACAATGTTATTGTACCTCCTGCTACAATTACTGTTACCGCAACTAGTTCAACCAACAATACAGTAACGTGTGATTCAACTAGTAGTCTTATTGAAGGACAAACTATAACATTTACTGGCACAGAATTTGGAGGATTAACCGCCTACTCAACCACAAGCGGCCCATGTATATACACAGTAACTTCAATTCTTAATCCTACTCAATTTACAATAGCAATACCGGGCTCATCAAATGAAATTGGTGGCATCCCTCTATTAACACTTAGTAATGCTGCTGGCACAATGATTGGTAATATAAATGAAGGTTTATATGAAGAAGGGTTTTACACTCCGGTCGCTGGAACGTTTTATATAATAAATTTATTAGGGAGTGATGATAATCCGTTTATACAATTAACAAAATTATCAAATATTCCTACTACTGAAAGAATTACTGCTTCATTTGGAACACAATGGGCTGGCAGAAATTTCTATAGAAGTACTACTGGCGTAATAACAGTATATCCATATAATAGCGCAATCTTAGATGTTTTGTATTATCAAGATGGAACTAATCCAAATAAAGTAGGTGTTTTAAATATTGTTGATAACAATATTACAAATCAAATTAATGTAAATGCCGATATACTAGGAAAAACAAATTATACTGCCCCAAATGGAGTGGTGTTTACTAACGGCTTAAAAATATTATTTCAAGGCAATATCTATCCAGCAAGTTATAACAACGTAGAATATTACGTAGAGGGCGTTGGTACAGCAATTGAGTTAATACCAGTTACCACATTAGTTTCTCCAGGATTGTTTTCTGCTGGTGAATATATCCCGTATGACACTATACCATATGATATTGGTAATTATGATTCTAGTTTATACATCCCAGTAGATCCTGATTATATTACAATTGCTAGAAATTCAATTAACAGAAACCCATGGTCAAGAAGTAATCGTTGGTTCCACATTGACGTTATTAATGCTTCTGCTACATATAACAACAATCCTGATTTGATTACTGCTTATACTCAAATTGATAATAAAGCAAAACGTCCAATTATTGAATTTTATCCTAATATTAAATTATTTGATGCCGGTGTAGTTGGTAAAGATCCTATTGATTTTATTGATACTAGAACAACTGACGCATTTACAACAGTGTCTGGTGAACCTAACTATTATCCTGACGTAGCTGGCTGGACAACCGCAACTGCTATAATTGCCCCTGTGACAGGAGCAATAACCACTGGAACAGCATCATATACTTACGCATTGATTAATCAAGTTACATTGAGTAGCACAGTTGGATTACACGTAAATGATACTATAAGTTTTGGATCATCATTTGGTGGTATCACCTCTGGTACTACTTATACAATTTCCTCAATTGTAGATAGTAACATCACGTTAAATGATAGCTATGGAAATTTAGTTATACTGAATAATTCAGGTCCAGTTTCTGTAACTACATCAATATATCCATATAGTACTACTATCACAATACCAACTGTTGGTGTGTCTGGTCTATTTGAAATTGGACAGTACATTAGTGATTCAACTGTATTATTGCCTAGTGTAACTTTCATTACTGATATAACTACAGCTGGATCCAACACAATATTAACTATTTCATGGTATGAACAAACTACTATTGCTGCTACCAGTGTTGCCGCATTAGTAACCGCTGATACCCCATTGGATAATTATGCGTTGTTTGATGGAGCAAGAGTAGTATTTTCTGTTGATACTAATTTGGAAGTAAGAAATAAGATTTTTATTTCTAGATTTTCTACAATTGTTCCCGGTGCTACTCCGGTAATTACTTTAACCGAAGCGGAAGATGGATTGGTATTAGCAGACGAACAAACTGCGGTGTACAGAGGATACAATTATATAGGTAAAGATTTCTATTTTACAGGTACTACTTGGATAGAAGGTCAACAAAAAACCACTCTCAATCAAGCACCTAGATTTGATGTGTTTGATAAGAATGGAATTAGCTTCGGAGATCCTGACATATATGTTGGTACTTCATTTACTGGATGTACATTATTTTCATATGGGTTGGGAGTTGGAGCAAACGATACAGTATTGGGTTTTCCAGTAAGATATAGTTCTGTTAACAACATTGGAGATATTAGTTTTGATGTCACATTGAATTCTCTCACGTTCAATTATGTTAGTGGAACAACATCTGTAACTCAAAAAGTCAATACTGGATATGTGTATAACTATACACTATCTAGTAACAATACCACGACTGTTGTTAGACAATTGGGCTGGCAAACTGCGGTATCACCTAGTGTACAATATCAAATTTTTGAATTTGATTGGAATACTATCACTACCGGAAATGTATTTACATGCGACATAGCACCTATAGTTAGTACCCCAACTAAATGGCCGTTAATTCAAGTTTATATTAACAATGTATATCTATCAAGTAATGATTGGACAAGCATATTTACTGACACAACTACTACAATAACCATACCAAACATTGGTACTGTAGATACTGTTGTACAGATTTTAATATTAAGTGATCAAGTAAGCGCAACTGCTTATTTCCAGACACCTATTAACTTAAATAACAATCCGTTAAACCAAGACCTAACTAGTGTTAACATTGGTGATATTCGTGGACAATATCAAAGTATATTCTTTAATAATCCTGACACAACTGGTGAAGTTTTTGGACCAAATAATTATCATAACTTAGGCGATTTGGTTCCGTGGGGCAATCGAATAATTCAAAATAGCGCAGGATTACCTGCTGTTGGTACTTTCTTACGTAATCAAGCACATGATCTTTTTAACGCATTACTATTCAATAGTAGAGAATATATAACGTTTAAAACATTGTTGGTAGATACTGTTAATAATTCAGATTATAGTAGAATACTAACCCCTTCAGAAATGTTAGATTTAGCATTAGATACCATAAACTCAACACATACTAATGACCAATCTTTCTTTTGGAGTGATATGTTGCCATCAAAGGCACCGTACATTGTTAACACATACAGTTTTGCCAATTCATTAGATGTTAGTATCTATCCTCTAAGTCATATCTATAATTTTGCTACAGCAAACTACGATGGAGTATTAGTATACCTACTACGCAACGGCATCCAAACTCAATTAGTTAAGGGTGTTGATTATACAATTAGTATAGATAGTCCTTCACTAACTATTACTACTGATTTGATACCTAATGATCAAATTACAATAAAAGAATATAATCAAACATACGGAAGTTATGTTCCAAATACTCCTACAAAGTTAGGATTGTATCCTGCGACTATCCCAAGTGTAGTGCTAGAT